GTTCTTAAAGGTGTTGCAGCCCACGAAGTTGCTCTTGGTGACGCTGGTGGTACTGGTAACGGCGGTATCGTTTCTTTCGATACAGACGCAGACGCAGCTAACACAGGCTTCTTTGTAGACGTTAACGCAGCTGGCGACTTTGGCGCAGCAGCAACAGGTTCCTCTGATGAGCGTAAACTGTTTGACTCCTCTGCTATTGGTGCTGCTCGTGGTGAGCGCCTCTTTAAAGCAATTGGCATGGCCTATAAAGATCATGAGCCAGACTTCATGTATCTCGCAACTTCTCCTGAAGTTATGGCCGAAATGCGTGCAGCTAACTTGGTAGATGACACAACCGTAACTGATGGCAACCTTGAGTTCTCAACAGTATTCGGTGGTAAATTCCGCTTAATCATGACCCGTGCAAGCCAAACAATTATACCAGCCTCCGGTGATTTGAACGCACAGTCTTCTAAGTGTTCTTTCATCTTGAAGCCAGGTTCTGTTTCTTTTGCACCTGTGAACACACCTACTCCTGTTGAAGTTGACCGCAATGCGGCTGCTTACACTGGTGGTGGTTCTACAAACATCTGGTATCGTTATGGCTTTATCATGCACCCAATGGGTTATGACTGGTCAGGTGCAACTAACGCATTTGCTACAAACGCAAACTATGCAGCAGCTGCTTCTTGGACTCGTAAAATGAGCGCATTGAACTTGGGCATTTTGCCAGTCTTCCACTCATAATAAGTTAGGAGGAACTAATGGCTTTAGTTCTAAATACTAATAGTTATGTTGCCGTTGCTGCTGCAGATACTTACTTTGAAACTCGCATCGATAGTGCTAATTGGACTAACGCAGCAGAGACTTTAAAAGAAGATGCATTAGTAACAGCTACACAGCTTATAGACAATCGTTCTTGGATTGGTTCTGCTGTTAGTTCTTCCCAAGCTCTGGCATGGCCTCGTAAAAACACTTCTCACTATAATCCTAGATTAAATTTAGAAGTTAAATTTACAGAGTCAGAAATTCCTAATGAAGTTAAAATTGCTGTTTATGAACAAGCTTTACATTTGTTGAACAATGAAGATTTGTTAGCACAAACAACTCAAACCTTTGAAAGCATTTCTATTGGAAGTATTAGTTTATCTGATACGAATGGAGATGTTACAAGAACTTCAATTACACCTAATATTGTAATTAAACCTTTGCGCCATCTTATTCGAAGAGGTGTAGAGGGTATGGGTTCTTCATGGTGGAGGGCTAACTAATGTCTTTATCAGCAAAAGTAACTGCAGCTGTTAATAAAGCTTTTGATAGAGCAGGAGATCTTGTTAAGACTGCTACGCTATCAACTAAAGCAGTCACAGGTTATGATTTTGCTAGTGATGGTACTGTAAGTACAACTACTTCAACAACAGTATCAGTTATAATTGAATCTTCAGAAAGACCAGCAGGAGATGGCTTTAATTATAAAGCTATTTTAAAATCTGGTATAGATCTTTCTGTTTATGATACGTTAACAGTAGGCTCTGTTGTCTACAATATAACAGATCACACCGATAATGATTTCACTATTGAAGCTACTTTGACAAAGGAACCATAAAATGTTTCATAACATCTTAGCAGATATTAATAGTGTTTTTGCTGCTACTGCGTGGACAAGTAATAACATAGCAATGTATCCTGAAAATTATCAGGGTTCAATCTCAAACAGTAATGAATTTTGTCGATTTAATATTCTTCCTAGTGCTTCTGATCACTTAGCTTATGGCGGTGATAAAAGTCTTTCAGGTTTATTAATAGTTAGAATATTTGTTAAAGCAGGTGAGGGACAAACTCGCATCATGCAAATATCAGATATACTAGACAACTCATTTGAAAATAAAATTTTAACTAATAAGACAGAGTTTGGAAAATCTTATTTGAATGTAGAAGGGCTAGACCCAGCTAATCAGTCGCTTTATAGCGCACAATATATAATACCATTTAAAATATACGGAGAATAACAAATGGCTCATATTTCATCTTTGAGTTCAGGTATCTTTACATACCTAGACTTTCACAATGCAGCACCTGCAGCTTCTGTAGACACTGCTGCTGAGTACGCTGGTTTGTTTGTAACAGCAAATGCATCAGCTATTAAGCGAATTCCGTCAGTACGTGAATTCCCTTCAATTGGTACTCCTGCAAACATCGTAAACGTACCTGTTTATGGTCA